CAGTGCCAGCCGCTGTTCCTACAACAAGTGTTGAAACAGTTCCTGAAGCACGAGGTACAAAATTTGCAGATGCACAATTTGATGTGGTAATACTATTAGGATTTGAAAACAATCCCGGAGCGAATATGTCTTTAATTCTAACAGAACCACCCCAAAAAGTATAACACATAGCTACAACACCGACTATATCACATTGTAAATAGCCAGTAGAAGTCGGAGTAGTATCCTTAATGGGTATAAAATCAGGAGTAACAGAAATTACTGAAGTAACCAGCCTAGCTGTGTTACCCGCATTTCTATTAGTAGGCAAGATAGGTGTATATCTCTTAAGTAAAGCTCTAAAAGAGGAAACTTTATCACCCATACAGAAAGCAGAAGAAGCGACTGAATTTCCAGTAACTATACTATTTCCTATATTCATGGTGATAATCTTATTATCATCTAAACCTGATTGAGGTGTAAATAATGTGGGTTGCATGCTAAATCCAGAGGGAATAGCGAATTCCACATCATCACCACCAGCAATTTCAACTAAGATAGTAATAGAATTAGAAACAGAAGAAGGAGCTACCAAAGCATCTACAACTTCAATTTCCAATAGACCTGTATAATTTGATCTATGAGTCCATGGAGACCTAGAAATATAAGGTATCACAAGTTCTAGCTCAACGTGATCTCTAATATCTACAATAACTCGATTGACATATTGTGGACCATCGGTTAAGGCTGCAATTTCATCAGTGGGATAAAAACTAAATTGTAGTCTTCCTGAATGAAATTCTGTCTTAACAAACTTGAATCTAAACTTGAGAGATCCTCTCCAGTAAGTAAAGAATTGAGATACAAAACTCACAGGAGGAAAAGAATAAGCTCCACCAGTAGTAACAAACTGATTCGGAGTAGTTTGAAGCCCTCTAAGAGCACCAGTACTTGAAGTAGTCCAGGAGAAACTGTCATAAAATGAATATTTCCTAACGATATAAGAAAAATCCATTTCATCAAAATCAGTTCCACTCATACCTTTAACAGGAACAGTCGCGGGTTTTGAGTGATAAGAAAGTGGTCGAACATCAGAATCTCCATCAACACAAGAATGTGCAGGGTTATTCAAAATAGCCATCTTACTGATAGAATCACCTTGGGTGGGTTTACTAAATCCAAATATAGAAGCAGTTCTTGCAATACGATCAGCTATCCAAGCAGCTCCACTAGCATAAGAACTCAAAAGAGGTATATTAGCAAACTCTCGGAAGCCTCTTGCAAAAGATTTCGCTACTCCTGATATAGGACCGTTCATCTTATTAGAAACTTCTCTATCTTGCAAACCAGACTGAGCAGAAGCGGCCCCAAATAGTCTAACATTCTCAAACGAGACATAGACAGTATAAGAAGCAACTGTACTACCAGTAGGTGCGACCAATGGTGAATAAGGATAAACATTCAAGTATCCAAGTGCTCCTACCCGAGAACCTGCAGCAATAGCATTTAAAGGATAGAAGTTATGAACAGAAGCGAATGGTATCAACAATTCAGCAGAAGTCTGTGTAGCAATGTCTATCTCCACGTGTGGTACAGTAGTACGCTGCACGAGAGTAGCCATATGCATATTGTTAGTTAAAGAGGATTTGAAATCTGAGGTTGTAGGTAAATTTCCGCCCAAAGGCATCCATCCTACAATATATCTTCCTTGTTGAAACCTATTAGCGTTTACAACAATTCGAATTCTCATATCCATTCTAATTCCAAAGTAACCAAGCAATTTATTTGTCCACAAAGAACCTTGAGCTGAGGTAAAAGCAGCCAATGGCATCGAAGTAGACTGTAAAAATGAAAAAGTGTCACTAACACTAAAACTATTAGAAAAGAGAACTATAGGTTTAGCGAGAAAATCTATAATACTCTGTTCGGTTTGTTGTGTATCGTTTAAAGATAGCCAAGAATCGGAGACATGTGCAACACGTGACTCATCTCTTTGAACTGTATCCTTATCATCTACAAACGTAGTAGTAGCATTAATACTTGACACCCCACTGACAGCAGCAACACTAGGAGATTCAGGAATACCAGAAAAGGTACCACCTGATACTTCACCCATCTTTGATATGTCAGCAGAAAGTATATTAACAGTTTCAGAGGTCTGAAAACTATTTTGATTATTGTTATTTAAATTTTTAGCAGGTAATATTTTCATTGATCAAGAATACCTAATCTTAATCAAGGTTTGTTCATCTTTTGTTTAAGGGGACTGCCCTTCTCCAGTTAGGGTATAAGAGCTAAATAGCACTGGATATACAAACTACAGCGTTATAAGTAGAAAATGAACAGCCTTTCTATATACAGGGATCACGCAATTTGTCGGTCTTTGGAACCTAGATTTTTATGGAATCCTATAACCTAGTTTAGAGACATTTCGGTCTTGTTTTTGGTTTAAAGAGTCCAATCTGTCTCCAAAGTTATGTTTAACATATAATCATAATTTGAAGAAATTGGTGCTTGCACCTCAAAACCTGGATAGTTTTCTTGTTTCAATTTCATAAGGGCTCCAAACCATTGGTTATAAACCTTATTTCCATGTAAACTCAATTCTCTACAAGCAACTCCAATATTGTTAACAGCAATCTGATCACCGCCTAAGCCTTTCTTAGTCCAGTTCAACATTTCTGCTATCGACTCCATTTGAAGAGGAGCAATCCACCTGTTCTTATCTTTCAAAAATTTAAAACTTCTTTTTAAAAATTCAATATCTGAAAGATCTCTAAACTTGTAGATCGCAGCTTCTTTAGCCTCGTTTGTAAAAACCATACCTGCTTTCTTCATAAGTCCAGGCATGGTGAGTTCATTAAACATCTCCTCATACTTAGGTGAAGTTGACCAGGCATTATCATCACCTAGAGCTACTACATAAACATGAGAATTAAATTCCTCAATATCTCCTCCAGCAAACATAAAGCAAACTCTAAATGCGAGTTGATTATATATAGTATTAATAAGTGCAGTAAGTGGTGTACCACTGGGTAAAGAACTATGCCACTCATAATACTGTAGAGCAAATATGTGTCTTGATTCTGTAACTTCAGCCCATAATTTACATCTCATAAAGTAAGGACGACTACCATGGTCTCTATAAAAAGCATTAATAATATCAAGTACTAAATTCAATATAGAGGGTTGTTCAGAACCATCAAAATGTTTATGATCACCAGCTCCAGCCTTCGGTCGAGACCCTTTTGCAGTAAATTTCTTCAAATACCTAGCAAGTTTGTCCCAATCTTCAGAATAAGGATTAAGCCCTATAGCAGAACCTAATTCTACATTTCCAGCTGTAAAAGCATCCATAAAAGCACCAAAATACATCCTAAACAAACATAATAATATAAAAGGACTTCCAGAAAACATGCGAGTAATACCCTTTTGTACTTTCTCTATTTTTCTTTTCTCATCTTTCAAATTATCAGTGTAAACAAAGAAAGGTCTAATACCTTTGTCCATAAGTAAAATCTTTTCCTCGACTTCTTCAGCAATTCGCGAGAAAATCATTTCACTAATTTCTTCTTTCCCTTCAACCTTTGCTTTGAAATATTGATCTTTCAAATTTTCGCAATGACTCAAAGTCATAGGATGTCCGGGACTGGTATTAGATGCTATTGGTTTAACATCTCTAAATGAATGTAAAGCTTCCCTTAAAGGTATAACTGTACGTGGTAAAACATAGTTTGACGTAACATCAAGAACAAGTTTTTCATAACTAGCACATGAAGCAAAAAGAATATGATACGGTATACAACCAGGTTCTTTCGCATAATTTGTAAGTGCCAATTTACATGGATTAACTACTATACCATTCTTATCTACAAATTCTCTCAAAC